CCAGTGGCACTGTCCGATACCGCTGCGTTTAAAACGCCATTTGCAAACGGTTCGTCTAGCGCATTACACAATTCTTCTACTACTGCGTTATAAACCTGACCACCAACTATGCTATCCGCCGCAGTCGCCGCTTCTGAAATATTGACTGCAAAATCTACAATCGCGCTAACGATTTCATCTGTAGTTGACGCTTCAAGTACGGCGGTCTCAAACACAACTAGCGCACTGGTTGCGTCATCTCCGCCTACAGCCTCCACAACCGAAGCAGCAACTGTAATCAGTGCAGAAACTACATCAGAGACTCCTGCACCCTCTGTGATGACTGCGCCAAAACTTGATGCCGCCACTACTACGCTGTCCGTTACAACACCACTCTCAGCGGCAACGGGTGCAAAGTTTGCTACTGCCGACACCACCTCATTTACAGTAGCCGACTCTGTTATATCACTAGCAAACACAGCCCCCGTCGCCCCAAGGGCAGCAAACGGTGCGGCTGCATAAGGAGCGTCGGCAAACACGGTTTACGCTGCGTCAAGACTAAACGTATACGTCACATTAAGTGTGTCACCAGATACGACAACACGATCACCCGGCGATTGGAAATCAGATTCAGAGAATAAAACACCTGATGTCCCGCTGGCTACCGTGCAAAGAAACGCACCAGCCACCGTACCGCCTGCACCAGAAATCGTGAACGAAGCAGGAGAAGCAGAGTTACTGATGACGGATGGGTCTGCTGTTGTGGCTGTACCAAACGTCACTGCTTTGCGGGAGCCTGCATAGTCGGTGTATTCCGTCCATGCTTTAGACGCCAAAGTATCCGCCGCAGCAAACGTGGTACCCGAGCCGGGGCCGGTGATGAGGCCAAGAAAGAAGGACGCCGAATAGGTAGACCCTTTAAAGTACTCGGTGTTCATGTTTTGCAGTCCCTCATTAACTACGAGGTTGTGCTCAGTGGTTTCCCATTTGAGGTTGCCATCTTTATCTAAGCACTGCACATGAAATACACCACCTGCTCGCATACCTGCTGAAACGCCTGTACGAGCAGTTAGTGCCGAGCAAACGTTGTCTGTTCCAGATGACTTTGCGATAATCATAATAACCCCTCAAGGAAAACGAATTAGAGCCGTCGTTGCAGTATTAACTGGCAAAGTGACGGTATTGTTAGCTGAAGTAAACGTCTTGTCTGAACCAAAGTCCAGCACCGCCACAGTCTTGTTGCTACGAGTCACGTTGTAGATCAAAGCGCCACGAGCCACAAAGCTAGCGCCGGGCCACGATACGTCTGCAAAGTCTACATATACCGTGCCTGCATTAGGCCCCGTGGTATCCGTGGTAATTGTTACGCCCGTTATGGTTACGCCGCCAGCCGTGTAGCCTGTACCTACCACTTCGTTTGCCGTTGTATACACAGTGGTCAACGGGCCAATATCAGCAAACGCTGTATATAGCGCCATCTTCAGCGTGTCAGTCGCCAAGTTCTGCCCGGCTTGGAGCATTTCTTGTTTGAAGCTGTTTGTCAGACCTTGCTGGATCATGGCGAAACCTTAATCTTCGCCTGACCGTCGCGGTAAGCATCACCACGCTCCAGACCTGTACCCAGACGATTGAGTTGACCCATAGCCTCTTGGTACTTCTTCTCGTACTGACCGATCATGTCGGCTTCACCCTTCAAGAAGGTATACGCCTCAACCAAAGTGCCATACAGCAGCACTGGCGAGTAACTGTCGCCAAGCCATGTACGCCCATCTGCTGCCACCGTGATTGACTCAGGGTAGTAGTAATAGTGCAGCTCGACGTTATAGATAGCATCGGGGGTCGGGGCAAGAATAAAACTCAACTCATCCGTAATGGTGCTTGAAACAACGGTTGGGCCAAACAGTGCGTAGTACTTAGGAATGCCCGAGGTGCTTGGGTTTGGGTATGACGCCCGCAAGAAGTTGACATCCTTGTTCAGTAGGTACTCGTAGTTGCCACTACCGTCAATAACCGCCATCGAAAACACCGACAAGAAGTCAGTTGGGCACGATAAATACTTGTTACCGCCAGTAGTTACGCCTGTGACGTTCTTGCGCAACGCCGGAATCTGCACCGTGTTGTAGATGCGCTCTTCCGCCTGTGTAATAAACAGGTTGATCTGATCAGTGCCGTCAGACGAAATAACGCCTGTCCCTGCTACGTCAGTCCAAGTATTCGTTGGAAAGTCGTTTTGCAGGTAGTTTTTGACCGCAATAAACAACTCGTTATACGTCATGATTAACCCATCGGGCCTCTTGCCATTACACCCTTAGTCGCAGCACCCGTGCCACGAATCTTGATGCCGGTCGTCTTAGTCTCTTTATAGTTACCCTTAGAGATACCCGCAACTGATGGGTTCATCTCGGTCATAACTTTAGCGCCTGCCGTATATGGCAGATCAGCTTTAACTTTTTTACCGTCCATAGTGTGTGGCTCCGCGTAAACAGCAGCTTGGCCTACTTCTTTGCCGCCCTGCTTTTGTGAGTATTTAGCCATGATCAGCCCGTTTTCTGGTTAGCAACTTTAGCCAGCCCACGGCCCAAAGCCATTCTCTGGTCAGTAGTTACGCCGCCTTTAGCCATCTTCTTGGCTCCGTGCATACGCTTCTCGTGGCCTTTGACTGCCTGCTCAGCGACGCGCTTCATTGATGCTTTCTTGTCCATGATTACCCCTACGAGATTGTTACACTACCGATCTGAGCGGGTGACGTTAAGTTGTTTGGCGTCAGTCCCGCATCGCTTCCACTTGCCCCGCCTACCGGTGCCCAGCCCCACTGGAATATCCGGCTACCGCCTGACGGATCGCCGAAGTCCGTGTTCAACGTCAACTGCAACCCAGTATAGCCAGCTTGCCTATAACTCACATCCGGTCTTGGCTCTCTTACCGCCTGCGGGTCTTGCACCGGATACATACCTAACTGCAACTGCGGCTGATCTGGTTCCCAGCATGTCGGGCACACCTTGATCGTAACCTGCTTGGTCTTAATAACCAACTTCTTCAAGACCTTCAGCTTAAATCTGAACCCGCAGCGGTCACATTCCGCAATCGAATTCTTACCGCTGGAAAACCTGTTTCCCATAGTTAAGAGATGAAATACTCACGTGGCACAAAGCGATCCGCAGCCTTCTCGCGATCTTCGGTTGATGCCAACTCCCAAGCCTCGTCGTACTGCATCTTGAGGATATTCAATCTGTCTAACGACACGCCTTCTTTCTTAATCGCAATCATATACGCCAACCCTGCCACCAAGCAGTTCTGGAAGCGGAACGGGATGTCGATCACGTTCGTGCCGGTACCGGCGTCAAAAATACGCTTCAAGCGCCAGTAATAGAACACATAGTACGGCTGCTGAGTCGTGCCTTGATCCGGCGCAGGCCACACATTAATCTGTGGATTCTTAGGTGTAGCCGCCTCAGACCCAACCTTTTGCCCCGACTGGCGGTTAATCCACACCTGAATCGGGCGACCTTGCGCCAACTTATTCGGGATCGTCGAGTAGGTCGAGACCGAGATACGGGTGATGTTCAGATCAGTCTGGTTAGGGCCCTGTCCGGAATCAGTGCGAATAACATGTTCAATAAGATCAACGGTATCCACAGGTAGATCATACGTAGTTACCCCTTGAGCCAAGTTAATCGAGCCCTGCTCGACAGTCCACAGGTTGATACCACGGTTCGCCCACTCACCGATCAGGAAGTTCAGCGACCGACGTGCAGTACGGAAGTCGTAGCCAGTACGTAGCTCCAAGCCACAACGCTCGAACGCCTCTTCGAATATCTCGTTGAGGTCAGGATTAAAGCTAGTTGTGTCGGTTGTAAAAGCCATTATCTAAACCTCGCGGTCTTCTGGGCTATGCGTTTTGGTTGCGCGACGAACTGCTTTCCACTCTTCTTCCCCGCCCTCTTCGCCTTCGTTGTCGCTGCGTACTCGGCTGGGCTTAGAGCTTTGATAGCGCCTTCTGGCAGGTACCTTTCGCCAGTCTTCGACGATGGCTTGCCACTCTTTGTGCGCCATTTCTGCTCCGTCCACGCCTTCAGGCTCTGCTGTGGGGCTTTCATCTCACTTCATCTTCTTTAGCGTCTGGGCCAGTCTTGCTCTCTGGCCTAGCTTGCCGGGTTTCTTTGCTGCCGCTGCGAGCTTCTTCGCTGGGATTGGCTTGCCTTCTTTTGCGCCAAGCTGAGAACGCAACGCGCCGGGTTTCTTGATCGCTGACTGTATCCACTTTTTTGTAGACCCGCCTTTCTTCATACCCTCAACGCCACGGCCTTTCAGCACGTCGGCTTGTGTCACTTTGCCGTCGCCGGTTAGGTCAGGAAACTTACTAGCCATCTCACACCATCCTTCCACGGGTTTTACCGCGCTGGGCTACGCCGTCTGCACGGGCTGATGCTGACTTTACCGCACCGCCTTTTTTGTACACCTTCTGTGGGTTCATCTCACGGAGCAGACTACCGGCCCCGCTTTCACCCCTACCCCCACGAGCCTGCGCCGTAGGGCGTCGCTCAACTTCATCAACTGCTGGGTACTCCGTTACCTTAACACCGCCAACCATCTTTGTGACTGCGCCCTTTTCCGCTTGGTCTCGGGCCGTCTTACGCTCGTCGTACAACGGGTCGGCTTTACGAGCCTTACGTTCCTCTTCCGCTGCAAGCTTGGCTTTACGTTCTGCCGCAGTTGCAGCAGTTCGTTGTCGGCCTTCTTCCATTTGTCGGGTAAGGTCACGAATCAAAAACTCTTTATCGAGCTTAGACTCGGTTTCAGCAAAAGCTTTCTCTGAACGAGCTTGCTCCGCCTTATCCGCTGGCGTACGCTTACCCACGATACCCGCCACCTTTTTCCTTATACTTCTTCGCCAGCAACTGAGCCTTACGTGCTGACCACTGACCTGCTGCCGTACCCTGCAC